TGATAATCAAAAACTTTATCCGTCATTAAGCGGATATACGTTATTACCAACGAATGGTTATATAAATGTTAATGCCAGTGATTTTAATATGTCAGAACAAGATAATTTTAGAATTATATGGAATGTTAATGACTCAGAAAGATCATTGGTTGATTATACACAATTTACATTTCCTTCACCATATGAATATTTTAATTTAACTGGTGATAGTTCGTATTCATTATCGACAAATTATAAAAAGGTGTTGGATCTTATTGCTGTATTTAAGCCGAATATTTTGGAACAGTTTGAATTGGCGTTTTTGGATTTTGCGAGTGAAAAATTAAATGAAGAAATTCCATTTAATCCATATAAAACACCATATTCAAAATTTCAAGATTTATTAAAAGAAATTGTAACGATTGATAATATTTTACCGTCAGAATTTGAACAAACAACAACCACAAATAATAATAAGTTTATGGGTTTTATGAAAATAAAACAAAATGAAAAACTTAATAATTTAACGAATACGTTATTAGGTAATGATTGTCTAATTAAACTGGCATTATCAAATCCAAGAGAAATTGATCCACATATATTTGGTGGATTTACAAATACTGATGTTATGAGATTTGATTCTGGTTCTTTTAATGTGAATCAAGTTACTTCGGAAAATTTAAATTATATTCGATTATATTTGGGTTTGAATGGAATTACTGGAGAAGAAAATGATGATTATTATTTGGATTTCTTTTCTGTTAATGACATAGAACTCAATGAAGAGAACATAAAAAGATTTAGGCCGTTAATTTATCTATATGCGGGATTAAGATCAAATGGTATGACAGGTCTTACTAATTCTGATTTTGTGACGTATGTAAAAGATAATATTGTAGATCCACCACCGGTAACAATTGGTGTTGATCGTTTTCAAGGACCAACTGAAAGAATGGTTATGTTTTTGGAATATATTATTCGAAAGATACAATCTAGTGATTTTGGTACTAGAATAGAAGTTGAAGACTCTTCAATTGTGAGGGGATATAATGATGATCCGACACTTAAATTAGAATTATATAATTTATTTAAATCATTTAATGATAAATGGACATCTGGAAATTCAATTGGGCAGAGAACATTAATGGAAGAGTTTCTTTTCCTTGATAAAGCCAATCGGGATATAGGTAGTCAAGTATTCCTTGACATGTCAAAATTACTAAGACTCAATCGTCCAGAAAATAAAAAAATTAATTTGTATGGTGCAATAAGTTTGTTATTTCAAGATACGGGTTTTGACATAAGAGCGTTGCCGGCTTATGTAAATTTTTATGGTACAAATTTCAATAATAATTCTAAATTATTACCATCAAAGACAGTAGCACAAAATATGTTTGGTATTTTTACTGATATAGATTATCAAGATTCATCACCAAGAATAATTTTACAATATATAGGTCCAAATTCCAAACATTTAGAATTATCTGATCTTTATAAATACAAAAGCGAATATAAGAATGATGGATTTTATATTGCAGATACACATAATAATCCTATTGTTGTTGCATCTGAGGTATTTAATAGAACAGATTTCGGAAAATCAAATAAATGTGTGGCATTTGAAGTTAGTTTTGGAGATCAAAATCAATCTATATTTAAGACTGTGGAGGTTGATCAATCGAGTATTAAAAACACATCAGAATCATTTGAAGTATTGGATAGATTAGGGAAAAGTGAGAGTGGTGCTAGTGCAGCACAAGTTGATATTGGGTTATGGGACATTTATAGACAGTCTTCATATCAATGCACTGTGACTTGTATGGGAAATGTTATGATACAACCAACAATGTTTTTTTATTTAAAGAATGTTCCATTATTTAGAGGTTCGTATTGGATTACCGAAGTAAATCATGAAATTAAGACATCTGGGATTGAAACATCGTTTACTGGTACGAGAATTCCACAAGAATCACTTCCAGATCCGAAGGACTCATTTATGGCCAGTTATAGATCTTTGTTTGATAGGTTAGTAAATAAGGCTTTGGTTAAAATTAAAGATGATGAACGATTGAGTGAACCTGGAATTACTAAGAATATTACGACTGCCGAAGGTACGTTTACAAGCTCGGTTGATAATATAATAATACAAGGTGAAAAACAAGTAATTCGTGTTGGATATACGTCATATGGAATACCATATAATGGATATAAAAAAGAAATTGATGAAGATATACAATTAGTTGTATATGGTGGTAGTGAATGGTTAAGGGTTAGGGTTGTTGAAATGGGAGGAAAAAATTATCCTATTGATGATAATATAGATATGAGTATTATTTCAAGTCTTACCACACCCATAGTTAATACTCCTCGAATTGTTAAATGGAATGAGCTTAAAGAACGAACAAAAGTGGACGATTTTTATGTGACTAGATTTGATCGTAATTTAATATCTGACAACACAATTGTTTCAAAATTTAAAAACACCGAGTTTTTACGTCCAAAACAAAGAAATTTAACATCGGATAAGACATTCACACTTATAACTAATATAATTATGGAATCAGGAAATGGTGTTTATAATGGACCTGTTAGTGTTGGTCCACCCAAATTGAAGGGGGGGTATGGTATTGGAATGTCGTGGTCATTAATGAAAAAACTAGATTTGTGGGATGGTGACGTTGTATATTTTAGAATGAGATAGAAATTACCAAAATAACTGATATTTATATAGAAATTAAAACTATGGAAGATACAACTAAACTTTTGGATGATTTCCTGGCAGGACCAACGGTTGTGAAAAAGACATCATTAGACGGAAAAGAGGAAGAAGTTTGTGATTTAGAGACTGGTGAGTGTTATATTATCAGAACGCGAGATGGTATAGTTGAAAGAATAAATAAAAAATTTATTACCGAAGATGGTAGACAATTATTAATGGATTAAATATAAAATAAAATGGATGCTTTACAAGAAGAATTAAAAAGATTTAACGCCATATATAAATATGGTAAAACTTTCATTACTGAACAAGAACCACCATTACCTCAAGCTGGTGGTACACCAACTCCACCACCTGCAGGTGCAGATGCGGCACCGGCGGATCCAATGGCGACAGATCCTGGTGCAGCGGGATTAAGTCCTGAAACGGAACCACCGGCTGATGCTGAAGAATTTGATCCGGAAGCTGGTGCGGAGATTAATCCTGAAACAGAGAGTGATGATACAACAGAAGAAATAGATATTACTGATCTGGTTAATATGACAAAAAGTATAAAAAAACAGCTTGATAACACTCAAAGTCAAGAAAATACCGAGGTCACGCAAAAAATGGGTGATGTATTCACAAAACTTGGTGAACTTGAAGGAAAATTAGCTGAGATGGATAATATTATTTCAAAAATAGATCAATTGGGTTCAAAAATTGAAGAAATGAGGCCAAAAACGCCAGTTGAAAAATTGGAAATGAGGTCTTTAGATTCTTATCCATTTAATGTTAAACCGGATCAATTTTTTGATGAAAAACAATATGAAATGAAAACATCAGGAAAAAACGAATATGTTTTAACAAAAGGTGATGTTGAAAATTATGGGAAAAATGAGATAATGAAATCGTTCAATCCAAAGTCTTATGAAGATACATATGGGATTTAAAATATATATTTTCGAACGAATTAAAGCCTGACTTTGAAATCAGGCTTTTTTTTTGTATATTTTATTTTGAGATGAATACGCTTTATATTTTGAAAATTGAAAATTATTATTTATATTTTACATAATTAACATTATTTACAAACAAATTAATTTAAGATTTATGAGTGTTATTGAAGCAGTACAAGCACAGTACGAAAGAAGTAGAGCCGCAAGCGGCAGCAAATTTGCCTCGCAGGAGGAACGGATGAAAAAGTATTTCACGACAGTAATACCCAAAGGGTCTTCTAGTCAGGAAAAACGTATCAGGATTCTACCTACTAGTGATGGTTCATCACCGTTTGTAGAAGTTTATTTCCACGAAGTTCAGGTGGATGGAAAATGGGTTAAACTCTATGACCCCAGACAAGAAGGTAAACGATCACCATTAAATGAAGTAAAAGAAAGTCTCGAAGCGACAGGATTAGATTCTGACAAAGAGTTATCAAAAACTTATCGTGCACGTAAGTTTTATATCGTTAAAGTTATTGATCGAGAAAATGAACAAGACGGACCTAAGTTTTGGAGATTTAAACACAACTCCAAAGGTGAAGGTATTTTTGATAAGATTTTTCCTATTTTTAAAAATAGGGGTGATATTACCGACATAACAAAGGGTAGGGATATAACTCTCTCGTTATCACTCACGAAGTCTGCAACAGGAAGAGAATATACTCAAGTTAGTTCAATTCTTCCTGAAGATCCGAGTCCGTTAAGTACGGATGCGGAACAGCTTAATGCGTGGGTTACGGATACACTTGTGTGGTCGGATGTTTATTCAAAGAAACCAGAGGAATATCTTGAAATGGTTGCTAATGGAGAAACACCAAAATGGGATAGTACTCTTAATAAGTGGATATCTTCAGTACATTCCGAATCAACAATTAGTGATGATGAAGAAATTGATGATCCTCAAATAGATGAAGAACCATCCGACGTTGACGATCTACCATTTTAATTAACATTTGTAGAATCTTCCCGTTTCAATATTGGGGCGGGAAGATTTTTTTAACTAAAAAAACATGGCGATTAAAAAAGTTGATTTTTCTGCAATAAAAAAAGAGTTTTCACAGGTTGCGGCTTATAAACCTGAAAGATATTTTGATTTAGGGGATGCTTTTACGGATGCTTGTGGTCTTCCCGGACCGGCAATGGGACATTTAAATATGTTTCTTGGACATACTGATACAGGTAAAACTACAGCATTGATAAAAACAGCAATTGATGCTCAGAGAAAAGGGATATTACCTGTTTTTGTTATTACAGAACAGAAATGGGGTTTTGAACACGCTAAACTTATGGGTCTTGAGTGTGAAAAAACCATTAATTCAGAAACAAATGAAACAACATGGGATGGGTTTTTTCTATTCAACAACCATTTTGAATATATCGAACAAATTACGGATTACATTAATGACTTACTGGACGCACAAGATAAAGGTAAAATACCATATGATCTTTGTTTTTTATGGGATTCTATTGGCTCTGTTCCATGTAAAATGACTTGGGAAGGTAAAGGTGGAAAACAACATAATGCGTCTGTTTTGTCAGACAAAATAGGCATGGGATTAAACCAGAGGATAACTGGTTCACGTAGAATTGATAAAAAGCACACTAACACTATGGTTGTGTGTAATCAGCCTTGGGTAGAATTACCAGACAACCCATTTGGTCAGCCGAGAATTAAGGCTAAAGGTGGTGAAGCAGTTTGGCTTAATTCAAGTTTGGTTTTTTTATTTGGTAACCAAAAAAATGGTGGTATTACAAAAATTTCTATAACTAAAGGTGGAAGAACAATTAAAATTGCAACCAGAACAAAAGTTGGAATTTTAAAAAATCATATAAGTGGGTCGGGATATGAGGATGGTAAAATTATGATTACTGCTCATGATTTTATGAGATGTAAAACAAAGGAAGAGGAAAAGAAATCTCGTGAAGAATATGTAAAAAATTATGGAACATATATAAGCGAGTTATTGGGGGTTAATGTTTCGGGTTTATCAGATGTCGAAATTTATGAAGAAGATGTAGAGGGATAATTTAAATTAATGGTGAATGCCAACTTTAATTGTTGATGGTGATAATTTATTAACCATTGGATTTTACGGACTTAAGAATTATTTTTATAAAGGTTCACATATTGGGGGGATATTTCATTTTCTAAACACACTTAGATTGTCGTTTGAAACATATCGTCTTGATAAAATAGTGGTGTTTTGGGATGGAGAAGATGCTGCCAGATCTAGAAAACGGATATATCATCATTATAAAGAAAATCGTCAAAATAGGTTTAAAACAGAAGAAGAAAATAATTCTTATGAATACCAGAGAAATCGTGTAAAACAATATCTAGAAGAAGTTTATGTGAGACAGGGTGAATTTTCTAATTGTGAAACTGATGATTGTGTTGCATATTATGTTCAAAATTCACCCGAAGAGAAAAAAATTATATATTCATCAGATGGTGATCTTACACAGTTAGTTTCGAAAGACACACAACTTTATAACCCATCACACAGGAAATTATATAAGCCAAAAGATACATTTGTTTATAATCAGGAAAAATTGCTGATTGAAAACATTAAGATAGTTAAAATGTTATGTGGTGATCCTTCAGATAATATTGCGGGTATAAGAAGTCTAGGTATTAAACGACTTTTGTCTTTATTTCCAGAAATCTCTAGTCAACCACTTACTCTGGATTATGTGAAAAATAAAGCAAATTATCTTTTTGAACAAGATAAAGAGGACAAACTTATTCAAAATTTATTGACTGGGGTTACAAAATACGGGGTTTTTGGTGAAGAGTTTTTTCAGATAAATAATAGTATTGTGAATTTGGAAAATCCAATTTTAACGGAAGAAGCTAAAGTTGGGATAATTGCGTTGATAAATGAAAATTTGGACAGTGAAGGAAGGTCATATAAAAATACGATGAGAATGATGATGGAAGATGGTTTATTTCATGTTTTACCAAAATCAGATGACGCATGGATTAGATTTCTCAATCCTTTTCTTAGGCTTACAAGAAAGGAAAAAAATAAAAAATTTATAAAATTTAAAAATAAATGAATATGCAAATTCAAGATGTAAATAGGTTTGAATTTCTCTTAACATTAGAGAATAATATTGTTATACAGAGGTTTTTTAACGTACCTAATTATGGTTCTAAATCTTTAGTGGGGCTGGAATTGTATGAGTGTGTTAGAGATATATGTAATGAAATTGCTATGGACTTGAAATGGAAGACGTTAGACTATCTGAATGATAATGCGGATTATTTTTTTGACATGGAACCAAGTGAGGCAATAAAAGAAAAAGAAGAGTGGTTTTCATTAAGTATAAAACTAGGTGAGAAGGTATTTATAACTAGAATATTTCCGGCTCATGTTTACCATCCAAAGGTAAGATATGCTGTTGACATCAGACCTAAAGTTAGAAAATTTTTAACCGATTTGACGAATGTATTATCGTCTAGTGAGGTGACTACCGAATATTTGGAAACTGAGTTGTGAAAAATGATTTAATTAAAAATGAACGAAAAGAATTTTGGATATTTGGGGTCTGGTTTTCAACAATCACTATTAAAAACCATAATTGAAGATAAAAGATTTGCCATAACGATAATTGATGTTATTGAAAGCAAGTATTTTGATGGGCCATATTTTAGGTATATAATGGAAAATATCAAAGAATTATATGAAACCTTTGGTAGTATACCTAATTATGAAACGTTAACACAAAAAATACTGGCAGAAAACAATAATGTATCGTCAAAGGTACATATTGATACAATAAATGCTATCAAGGATAAAGAGTTAGACAATGATGGTGGTTATGTTAAAAAGATTGCATTAAATTTTTGTCGTCAACAAGTTTTGAAAGCGTCTTTAAAAGAAGCTGAAGAAATTATGAGTAGTGGTGATTTTGAAAATTATGATAAAATTGAAAGTAAGATTCAGGACGCATTACAAGTAGGTACATTTGTTGATGATATAGAAGATATTACCGAAAATATTTTAAGTTCATTAGAAGAGGATTCGAGGATACCGTTTAGTACTGGTATTAAAGGTATTGACGATGCATTGAGAGGTGGTGTTGCTCGTGGGGAACTAGCCGTGTTTCTTGCACCAACAGGTATTGGCAAAACAACATGGTTAACGAAAATGGCAAATTCGGCATATGAAAATGGTGCTAATGTTTTACAAATATTCTTTGAAGATGGTATGAGTGAAATTCGTCGAAAACATTATACAATATGGACGGGTATTCCATCGCATGAACAACCGGAACGAAAGTATGAGGTGAAAGAAAAAGTCGAAAACGTAATTTCCAAACGCACTAATTTTTTAAAACTTATTAAATATCCGTCAGGTAAAATAACAATAAATGACATAAGAAATAAGATTAGAAAGTTAGAATCTGAGGGTTTAAAACTTGATTTTTTAGTTCTTGATTATATTGATTGTATTGCCGGTGATGGGATAATAAGTGGCGAGGAATGGAAGGGCGAAGGCGCAATTATGAGAGCTTTAGAATCAATGACAGGTGAGTTTAATATTGCTATTTGGACAGCAACACAGGGGAATAGATTTAGTATTAGCTCTGATGTTGTTACAACCGATCAAATGGGGGGATCGATTAAAAAAGGCCAAGTTGGTCATATAGTTATATCTGCAGCAAAAACATTGGAACAGAAAGAAAATAATCTTGCCAATGTGACATTATTAAAATCTCGTATTGGTAAAGATGGTATCGTTTTTCAAAATTGTAAATTTAATAATGAATATTTGGAATTCGATACTGATACACAAAACACAATACTTGGACATCAGGAAGATAGAGCTGAGGCCAGAAAATTACGAGCCTCAACAGTTTATAAACAAGGAAAGAAGGAGAAAGAAGAAGAGGATATTGGTAAAGTTCAAGATGGGGGTAGATCTAGAATTGAAGCTGCAATTAGTAATTCACCTATTGTAGTAGAAAATCTTTTAAATGAATTACAAAATCTAGATGATATGACAGTTGGTGATGTAAAATTTAATCCTGCGAATGAAATAAAAGAAGATATTATTGATATAATAGATGAATCTAATGATATACATGAAACTGTTTATGAGTCTTTTGATAACACAATAACAGATACTATGGTTGAAGCTAAAATAGAAACAAAACTTACACCAACCAAAACTGTTTTTACTCAAGAAGATATAAATCGAAGACTAAGAGCATTAAAAAAAATGAATAAATAATTAAAAATTAATGATATAATATGGCGGATAAAACGTTAAAAATCTACACTAAAGAAGAAGTCCAAAAAGCAACCTTAGAATATTTTAAGGGTGATGAATTAGCAACAGATGTTTGGATTAAGAAGTATTGTTTAAAAGATGAAAATAATTATTATGAATTAACACCGGATGACATGCATCGAAGAATCGCAAAAGAACTTGCGAGAATCGAAAAAAAATATCCAAATCCAATTTCAGAAGATGAAATTTATGAAACACTTAAAGAATTTAAAAGAATCATACCACAAGGATCACCAATGTCAGGTATTGGTAATGATTTTCAAGTTATTTCATTATCAAACTGTTATGTGATCGGCAATAAAGGAACAAGTGATAGTTATGGTGGTATTCTTAAAATTGACCAAGAGCAAATTCAATTAATGAAACGTAGGGGTGGTGTTGGTCATGATTTATCTCATATTCGTCCTGCAGGAAGTCCTGTTAAAAATTCTGCAATAACGAGTACGGGTATTGTTCCTTTCATGGAACGGTATTCAAACAGTACAAAAGAGGTTGCTCAGGATGGTAGGCGTGGGGCACTTATGTTGAGTATATCTATTGAACATCCTGATGCTGAAAAATTTATTGATGCTAAGCTTGAACAAGGTAAAGTTACGGGGGCGAATATTTCGGTTAAGCTTACTGATGAATTTATGCGACGTGCTACGCAACTTGAAGATAATGAGTTTTGGCAAACATATCCTATTGATTTAAAAATTCCATTGGGTGAAGAATATGATAAATTAATTATTAATGCAAAAGAAGGTGATTTAATATATCTACCGGATGTAGGATATTTGAAAAAAATTAATGCAAAAAAATTATGGAAAAAGATTATTCATAATGCGTGGAAGTCGGCTGAACCCGGTATTCTTTTTTGGGATAAAATTATTGGTGAAAGTATTCCTGATTGCTATGCTGATGAAGGGTTTACAACTGTTAGTACAAATCCGTGTGCCGAGTTACCCCTTTGTCCCTATGATAGTTGCAGGTTATTTGCTATTAATCTTTATGGTTATGTGGTAAATCCATTTACAAAAGATGCTCATTTTAATTGGGAATTATTTAAATCCGATGTTCAAATAGCTCAAAGGTATATGGATGACATAGTTGATCTTGAACTTGAAAAAATTGATGCAATTTTAAGAAAAATTGATTCCGATCCAGAGGATGATTTTATAAAAATTTATGAAAGAAGATTATGGGAAAATATAAAAGATATGGCATCAAAGGGTCGTAGGACTGGTCTTGGTATAACCGCAGAAGGTGACATGTTGGCCGCATTAGGACTAACTTATGGAACAGATAAAGCGATTGAGTTTAGTGAAAATGTTCATAGGTTATTAAAACTCATGGCATATCGTTCAAGTACTGTAATGTCGTTAGAACGTGGGTCATTTCCAATTTATAATAAAAAGAACGAAATGAACAATCCTTTCATTAATAGGATAAGAGAAGAAGATAAACAGTTATATGATGATATGATTGCTCATGGTCGTAGAAACATTGCACTTTTAACGATTGCACCAACTGGAAGTGTTTCAATTATGTCTCAGACAACATCGGGTATTGAACCGGCTTTTGAGGTGTTTTATAAACGTAGGCGTAAAATTAATGCTCAAGAAAAAGACATTCGAATTGATTTTGTTGATGATGAGGGTGTTGCCTGGCAGGAGTATCCGGTTTTTCATCATAAATTTGAAACTTGGCTTGAATTGAATGGTTATGATATTGAACAAGTGAAAAATATGTCTGATAATGAACTTAATGAAATACTAAAAAAATCACCATATTATAAAGCAACAGCAAATGATGTTGATTGGGTTAAAAAAGTTGAAATGCAAGGACGAATACAGCAGCATGTGGATCATTCTATTTCCGTGACAGTTAATCTTCCAAAAGATATAACTGAAGAAATGGTTGCAAAGGTTTATGAAACAGGATGGAAGAGTGGCTGCAAGGGGCTTACAGTTTATCGTGATGGTAGTCGTAGTGGTGTTTTGATAAGTTCAGAAAAAAAGACAGAAACACCATATGAAATTCACGTTCCCAAACGTCCAAAGAGATTGAAAGCACACATTCATCGTTTTCAAAATAATCTGGAGAAATGGATTGCTGTAGTAGGATTGATGGATGGAAGACCATATGAAATATTTACCGGTAAACTTGAAAATGGACTTAGTTATTTACCTAGTAATATAAAGGAATGTGAAGTTGTAAAAAATAAATTTGAAGTTGAAGAGATCAATGAAGAAGGAAAAACTATAAAGGTCACGAAAAAACGTTATGATATTGAATATATTGATAGTAATAGTGAAAGACAAGTTCATACGGGTTTAAATCAAGCTTTCAATCCTGAATTTTGGAATTATGCCAAGTTAGTATCTGGTGTTTTAAGACAACGTATGCCGATTTATTATGTTTGGAATTTGGTGGATTCTCTTAATTTCAGGGAAGATCATATCAACACATGGAAAAATGGGGTTGCGCGTGTGATTAAAAAATATATAAAAGATGGTGTTGAGGTGAATAAAAAATGCCCTAATTGTGGTAGCAATCATCTTGAATTTAAAGAGGGGTGTTTAACTTGCATGGGATGTGGAAATTCAAAATGTGGCTAAATTGAATGTCATTTGAAAAAGAATAAAAAAGTTGTTTACTATTACCGAACAACTTTTTTTGTTTTTAGTCAAAATTTTTGGGTTTTTATTTGTTTATTTGAAAAACATTTGTATATTTGCAATGAATAACTTAAATATTAAAATTATGAATTTAATAGTTTATTTTTTCGTCTCTTATTTTGTATGTGTTATTTTGTATTCAGTAATTGCAAGATATACAATATACAAGGGAAATGTGTATGTTAAATTATCCGCCATTGTTAAAGAGGGCGCGGTTGATTTTGGGAAAATATTCACAGTGATTCTTTCAATTTGTGGTGTCATAATTGGAATAAATTATGTTAGGGTTTTGTGGTTTATATGATTGTTTTAGAAAATAAAATAGTCAAAATAAACGATATTAATCACTATGAATATAGGGCGGGCTATTTTTTAACATTGGAATTGTTAAAAAAATTAGTCAGAGATTTTCAGATAGATTGCGTAAATAGTTTTGTTAGTAATGATGAAACATATATTGAACAATGGTTGAAAAATAATAAAATTGAATGAGGATATTGGAATGTCTAATAGAAACAAATTAATTCGTGCTATAGAAACTGCTCATCCAAAACTTAAAGAAGAAATTATGTATCATCTTGAAAATGTTGATCATGGACAAGATGAGGGTAAAAACTTGGATTATGATATAGTTAATGCGTTTGAGGATGCTATGGATACTATAGAAGATAATGATGAGTTTAAGGACTTAATACCACATTTAAAAAATTTATTTATTAAAATTGGCTATGCTATTCCAATATCTAAAGAAGTTTTTTCTAGAACAGTAGTAACATCAGGAAAGAAATATTGGTTTAAAAGAAATGGAATTTATTATGATGTTGCTGATTCTTGGGAAAATTGGTTGAAACAATAAGAATAATTCATATATATTACGTTCATTTTGAATCGCGATAATTTCGCGATTTTTTTTTTCTTAATATTTATGAAATATGGCAACTACTTATGGTATAGATTATCCATTTAGGGATAGTGCGATCGGAAATTATGTAAAGATGACTTCAACTCCTGAAAGGGAAGTACGGGCAAATCTTATACATTTATTATTGACAAGAAAAGGTAGTAGATATTTTCTTCCTGATTTTGGTACAAGATTATATGAATATATTTTTGATCAAAATGATATTGTGACATTTAATAATATTGAGGATGAAATACGAGAGGGCGTGCGAAAATATATTCCGAATTTGGATATAAATTCAATAAATATAATGCCAGCTGAAGAAGATCCTGAAACTCCATCAATGCCGGCTGAAGATGAGGATAAAAGATTATTTCGAATTGCAGATAATGCTGCAAAACCATATACGGCTAGGGTAAAAATAGATTATACAGTTAATAACGGAACATTTTCATCGTCCGATTTTGTAATTATTAATATATAATGAGCAGACTTAAATTATATGATATTGTGTGTGAATCGAGGGATATGTTTGAGGGATTCGATGAAACTGAATTAACTGAAGAGTATCCAACTGATTTTGATATCTCTAAATTTAAAATTTTACCATCATATGCGGCTAAATTGAGATATGCTGAAGAACATTTGGGGAAACCAATAGGGAGGGGTTCGTCACGAGTAGTTTATCGTGTTGACGAGAATAAAGTTCTTAAATTGGCAAAGAATCGACGAGGTGTTGCACAAAATGAAGTTGAAATTGATTGGGCGGGTGATGGTTATTATGAAAGTATTGTTGCAAATATTTTTGATTTTGATCGTTATGATCATTTATGGGTTGAAATGGAGTTGGCAATTAGAGCTAAACCAACAGATTTTAGAAGATTGTGGGGTGTGGAACAACAATATTTGGATTTATATCTATTAAACAAAGACGTTGAAAATCGGGGACGTCGTTCTCCATTTTATTTGGATGAACCAATACAGAAGAAATTAGATGAAAATGATAATGTACAATTATTAATTTCATTTATGTTGGATTCAGATTCACCAGCAAATGATTTGGGACGAATAAGTTCATGGGGAATTGTAAAAAGAAACGGAAAAGATCATTTGGTTTTAATTGATTTTGGGCTAACAAATGAGGTTTATGATACATATTATCATTAAAAATAAATAAAATGTCAAAACAAATAACATACGCAACAAGAGATTTTGCCGGACTTCGAGATGAGCTGGTTAAATTAACGAAGCAATATTATCCTGATTTAATTTCAAATTTCAATGATGCTTCGATTTATTCTGTATTGATGGATTTAAATGCTGCGGTTGCAGATAATTTACATTTTCACATAGATAGAGTTTGGCAAGAGACTATGTTGGATTTTGCACAACAAAGACAATCATTATTTCATATAGCCAAAACGTATGGTCTAAAAATACCCGGTCCTAGACCGTCTGTTGCTTTATGTGATTTTAGTATAAATGTACCGGTAAGAGGCGATAAAGATGATGAAAGATATGAAGGTGTTTTAAAAGCTGGCTCTCAAATATCTGGTGGTGGTCAAGTTTTTGAAATTGTTGAAGATGTTGATTTTTCAAGTCCATTTAATAGTAGAGGAGAATCAAATAGGCTTAAATTACCAAATTTTGATAATAATAATAAATTAATTTCATATACAATAGTAAAACGGGAAGCTGTTATTAATGGTGTTTCAAGAATATATAGAAAAGTAATTACAGATTTGGATCAAAAACCATTTTTAAAACTATATCTTCCTGAGCGAAATGTTTTGGGCGTTACTGCTGTTATTCACAAAGACGGTACTGGATATGGTGCAAATCCAACATCAGATGAATTTATGTTATCAAAAAATAAATGGTATGAGGTGAAGTCGTTAATTGAGGACAAAGTATTTATTCAAAATCCAACAGCTGCTTCAGATAGAGATAATTTTAAAGCCGGTGATTGGGTAAATGTTACTAAAAAGTTTTATACGGAATACACTCCAGAGGGATATTTTTCATTAACATTTGGTTCGGGGAATGTGGATCCTATGACAAATTTGGATAATTACATGACAAGAAATTTAAGAGTTAATCTTGCGACATTTTTAAATAATACATCATTAGGTGAAATACCAAAATCAAACACAACATTATTTGTTAAGTATCGTGTTGGTGGTGGTAAAGAGACGAATATTGGAGTCAATGTTCTTACTGTAATGGATACTTATGAATTAATTGTAAACGGTCCAAATTCGTCAATAAATACCCAAGTAAGTCAGTCAATTCGTGTAACAAATATAACACCAGCTATTGGTGGGTCAGACATTCCCACAATAGAGGAAATAAGAAATATGATAGCATATAACTTTTCAGCACAAAATAGGGCAGTTACGTTAAATGATTATAAATCGTTAATTGAAAATATGCCAAGTACATATGGTGCACCAGCAAAGGTGAGTGTTATGGAAGAGGATAATAAAGTGAAAATAACGTTGTTATCTTATGATGAAAACGGGGCGTTAATTGAGACAGTTTCTAACACATTAAAACATAATATTTTAAATTATCTTTCTAATTATAGGATGTTAAATGATTATATTGACATTCAAAGTGGTGAGGTCATTGATTTGGGGTTAGAAATTGATTTAGTTATTAATAAAAATGAAATTTCTACAGAAATATTAAAATCGATAATAGAACAAACAATATCATTCTTTTCGATATCAAAAAGAAAAATGGGAGATCCGTTATTTGTTGGAGATTTAATGAGGGAAATTGGTAATGTTACGGGCGTTGTTAACGTGGTGGATATTAGGGTATTTAATAAAGTGGGTGGTAAATATTCATCAAGTGAGGTTGTTCAAGCTTATGTTGATAATGAAACTAAAGAAATACAACAATCAGATAGTACAATTTATATGAAGTCCAATCAAATATTTCAGATTAGATTTCCTAATACAGATATAAAAATTCGTACTAAAAATCTCACTTCAGCTACATATTAATTTGTTTTTTGTTTATCTTTTAGAAAATTGTTTAGTTTCCTATTTATATTAGTAAAAGGTAATGCAAAAACATAGAATACATACAGATATTGGCCGAGATCATAAAATAACTGTACAGATTTCTAGCACGTATGATTTAATGGAGATATTATCTCTTAAATTTTCTCAAAAAGACATATATGCCTCTGGAAAATGTTCAGATTATGGTGTTGTTGTGGGTCGAGTCACAGCTAATAGTGGTTTTGGAATACCAAATGCTAAAGTTTCAATTTTTGTGCCTTTATCTGAAATGGATGAAAATGATCCAGTAATTTCTGCTCTTTATCCATATAAAGATATTAATGATAAAGATGTTAATGGGTATCGATATAATTTATTACCACAAAGAAAACAACATGGGGGACATGCACCAACAGGTACCTTTATGGATCAACAAGATATTTTAACACGAGAAGAATGTCTTGAAGTTTTTGAAAAATATTACAATTATACGGTAAAAACAAATGATTCTGGTGATTTTATGATATGGGGTGTTCCGATCGGGACACAGGTTTTACATATTGACATTGATTTGTCCGATATGGGTTGTTTTTCCTTGAGACCATATGACTTTATAAAAAAAGGATATGCTACTGATGATTTTGACAGAGTATATGCATTTAAATCAAGTTCTGATATAGATAGTTTACCACAAATTATAACATTTGATAAAACAATAGATGTTTATCCATTTTGGGGGAATGAGGAATTGTGTGAGATTGGTATTACTAGGACGGATTTTGATTTATCTGAAAGAAATATAAAAATAGATCCAGTTGCTTTAATACTCGTTTCAACTATAACGGACGATACTAATGACGCTGTTAAGAGAAATGGGAGAATTAAAAAGAAATCCGGATATAAGTGTAATTTACAAACAATACCGGGTACTGTTGAGTGTGTTCGTTTTACTGGTAAGTCTGTAATAGGATCAGATGGAATAACAGAGTATCCGGAACTCGAATATTTAAACATAACGGACACAATTAATGATGATGGCGTGGTAATGATAGCATTACCAATGAATTTAGATTATATATACACGAATGAATTCGGTGAACAAGAAATAACAAACGATTCAAGTAAAGGAATACCAACATCGTCTATTGCAAGATTTAGATTTGACTTGGATTTTAATACATATAAACATGCAACGGCAAAATATCTTGTTCCAAATATTCGAGAATTTAATCCAAATAATAATGGAACGTCTAATGGTGTTTTAAGTGACAGTGCATTAAGATATGGTGTTCAGTATAGTGAAGGGATGCTGGCAACATACACCTTTTCGGATGTGTTTGAAGATTATATAAATGTCGTTCCACCAATATCAGGAATGACATTAAGTGATTTAAACTATGATACGGATGTAAAGGAACACAAAAAAGATTTAATGCTGGGCACGAACAACACACTTAGTCCCGGATCTCCTGAAGATTATTTTTATAAGTTCATTTCAAATAAAGTATATACTGTTTCGTCATTTCAAGGTACTCATTATGAAACGGCAAAAATACGAGACGCATTTTTAGGGATTAAAGAAATACAACCGAATGTTGAAGATGATTGTGCATCAAACACGAATTATTTTCCAACGAATTTTGCGTTTAAGAATCGAACGAAATTTACATTATTATTATCACAAGTTTTATTATTCATACAATTTATTTTTTCTGTAATAACAGTAAAATTTGCCGAAATTATTGGAAGAATAGCTTATAGTATTGGAAGAACATTTTTAAGTATCAATATTATGGGTGCTAAAGTTTTTCCAAAAGTTGGTCAACAACTTATTGATTTTTCTTATAGAACACAAGATAAATATACACAACAATTACCATTAACAATTTATCCTGATTGTGAGGAATGTACGGCTGATGATGAAACATTAATTCAAGAATGGACATCATTTAGCGATAGATATTGTCGAATAGCGGAGGTTAAGTTTAAAGTTAACGTAACTCCTATTATGGTAGAATTATCAGCAACGGTAGATCAATTACAAACAAGTGGTTCTACGGAACCTGGTGCCAATTTTTATTCGGTATCACCTAATGTGTTTTCTAGTTTATTGAGTGTGAATGTATATGATTCGTTTTATGGTGATTCTGCTCGGCAAAATACGGATTTGTGCTCGGGAACAACAGAAATGCATTACACACAATTAAGTGATTTACATAATATAACACTACCATCATCAAATGAACCGAGGTATGGCGCTGAAGTATATTCGTGGTCGTCAAATGTTACTGGAACAACAATAACTGGAATGACAAGTTTTAGTTCGTTTAGTGGATATTTTAAACCGATAAATAGTAATGAGCCCGAAAATATTGTGATACTTTCACTACCCATGGCTGCTATGTATGTTTATTTTAGTAAAGAAGTATGGAATGAGTTAACTGGGATGGATTTTATCCATAATCCAGAACTTGAAGATGAAATATATGATTTATATGCTGTTATTAGAATATATGATAGGGCTTTAGTTTCTGAGGAATTTCCGATTACTGGCGAAACAATAAATGTTGAAGTTGGATGTCAAAAATATGATAAATTATATAATGAAAATATAATGTTTCAATATTTGTGGACAAATGATCCGGCTTT